AAAGCTAAACCTGCTCTTGATATACCAAAGTCACTACCTGTTGCAGCCGTTGAATATTGTCTAAAATAAGAAGTAGCCGTTGAACTATTATTTCTAACTGCTATCTCCGAATAGTCAGTTGTGCTATTTGTTTGTAGTAAGAATGAAGCAGCTGCACTTGCATTGTAAATATGTAACTGTGCTAATGCTGAACTTGGGTTCCCGATTGTTAAATTAGTACCATCAAATTTAAAGTTACTAGAACTTGTTACGCTTGAAGTACCGTTAAAATAAGTTACTTGTCCACTTGTCCCTGTGCCTGTTACCGGATTTGTTATTGTGTTTTGCTTACCGTTAAAAGTATTCCAATCCGTTGAACTTAAATAACCATCTTGAGAAGTGTTAGCAACTTGAATGCTAAATGCTCCTGTTGTATTATTATAACTTAATGGAGTTGTAGCACTTAAAGAAGTTAAACTAATACCACCTAAACCGGCTAAGGTATAAGTCGGTACATTTAAAGTATTGGAAACTAAAGTAGCTGAACCACTATTCCCTGTTGTAGTTAAACTTAAAGTGCTTTGCTTATTGTTAAATGTTGTCCAATCCGCACTTGCTAAAGCTCCTCTATTTGTTGCAGAAGCCGTAGGTAAATTAAAAGTATGCGTTGCAGTTGAACTTGATATATTAAAATCCGTTCCACTTGTTCCAACTTGTAAATATTGCACTTGAGCAGTCAAACCATTTAACGCAGTTATTCCAGTTGAGAATGTTGTAATTACTTGGCATAAATGCCCGTTTTGAGTGTGTACTGTTGTAGTTTTACCGCCACTATTTGTAGCGTATAACTTAACCGCTAACCTATCAGTAACTGTTAAAGTTGTAGTCGGAACGGCCATCGCAAAAGTGTACATATTTAAAGTAGTACCGTCGTATAAAATTTCGTTTGAACTTGTTGAAATCAAAGTAAAAGTAGTACCGTCGTATTTATACAACTCAGCATAAAGCTGAGGCGTTCCACCGTTAGCACTCATTGAAACATAAATCTCATAATTCCAATTACCGCCAGGAATATTTAATTGCGCCGGATCGTTAGCATCCGTTAAGAATGAAACTATTAAGCCGTCTCCCGTTTTAGGAAAGTCAACTCCGGTACCTGTGTCAGCCGTTTTACTCATTTCATAATAAGTAACCCCACCTATAACGCCTTGACTTGTTCCACCGTTAAGGTAATAAGAAACCGAAGAGCCGCCACCACCACTTGTAGGGAAATCAGCTAAAGTTCCGTCCCCTCTTATATATTGAGAAGCAAAACCCGCTCCGGTTACTGCAATCGTCCCATTGGCCGTTAAAGGGCTATTTGCGACACTAAATGCGCTTGGCATACTTAACCCAATACTACTTATAAGCGTTGGGAAAGTAACTAAAGCACCGTTTCCCGCTACATACTGCGCTGAGATACCGGCAAAACCTATATTGATTGTTCCACTTGTTGTAATTGGTGAGCCTGTAATTGTTAAAGCGTCCCCACTTTCAGTAACCGCAACACTTGTAACCGTACCCGAAGCACCACTTGCCTTCTGCCAAATACTACCTGAATAAATAACCTGGTCGCCCACTACAAAAGCAATCGGACCAGCTCCGAAGTCAGTCGTTCCGGCAACGTTACATAAATAAACATCTCCTTGGTTAAATGCTCCGCCATTTGTTAACGTTGGAGTATTAGTATTTGCATTCCAAGTACCTTGATATTCCATTACTGAATTAGGTAATTGAGATACTAATATTTTACCGTTTACGTCTAATTGTGGAATACCATTTGAAGCGTTAATAGGCAATGAGTCTAATACGCCGGTCGTCCCTGTGATTACACCGTTTAAACTTCTAACTTTTGCACCCGAACTTATGACTATTTGATTGCTCATTTATCTAATTTTTTCTATTGAAATAATGCCCTTACATATTCGCCACTTCCTAACGCTCTACTAAATGTTAAAATACCCGTTCCTGAAACCCACTTAACCTCTTCATTTACCGGAGTGCCTGAACTAATAATATCTTGAACGTCAACCCCACCACGAGAAACGTATAAACAAGTTTTGCCTATCATATCCGCAAAAGTTACCGTTGTCTCCGCTCCGGCCGCCGTATATCCTCTTGTATAAACTGCGCCACCTGCTATGATAACCGTACCGCCTGGATCGACTGAGGTTCCTGTTGTAGTATAAGCGCCTGTTCCTTGTAAAGCAACCGCATAAGTCGCTATGTCTTTAAATGGTCCATTCATTTGGAAACTAGCTAAATTGCAAGTTCCACTAATTACCACTAAGCCGTCCGCTCCGTTATCAATTACAAACTTTATACTTATTGGAGTTCTTTCTTGCTGAATAGTTAAAAAGTTTAAATAGCCGTAACCATTTAAAGTAACTATGCCATCGCAACTAATTGTCCAGGTTGCTATATCTATTTTATATTCTCTATAATACGCCGAGGTTTGACTCGTTACCTCTTTTTGGTCTGCTTGTACGTTAAAAGTACAGTTAGTAGAACACGCAAAAGGTATATCACGGCCATCGGGATAAGCTTCCGAAGGTGCTTCGTGATAGTAAAGCATTATATTTTTTCCTTTTATTAAGTCTGCCATAATTACAAATTTAACTATAAATTTCTAGTATCTGCCCTTCCGAACTAATCTTATAAACGTGCGTCTCCGTATCCATATCAAACTTATACCACAAGAACGAACCGTTAAACGGAGTTGAAAGTGTTGCATTATCAAAGAATAAATAACCCACCGGTGGATTTGTTTCGTCCGTACCCGCATAAACAAAGTCACTACCAACACTTGAAGCCGCAGCCTCTGCGCCTGTCTCAAAGCCTTCTCCTCTATATCTCACAAATGACTCCTCGCTAGGGTTAACAACTGTAATATCATAATTTGTTGTTACTACTGCGTCCGGATTGTCTAAATCAGTTATCTCTAGTAAAGTAGTTTGAATAGTATCATTAAATAAATCCATTGTCGTACTTCCTACGATATACTTTTTATCTTCTACTGTTATTTGAATTGGGTCGGTATCGTCAGCCGTTATTCTCATTGCACCGCTAAATCGTCCGCTTGTTGGCTCCATACTCATAAACGTACTATCTATATTAATAATGTTCTTAGATAATACATTTGCGTATTGCTTAACTACTAACTCACTTAAAGAAGTATATAAGAAATCGGGATAGTTTAATGAATACCAATTATTCAAAGCTACTCCGTCAATGTCGCTTAAATAACCTTGATAGTAATTAAAATTAGAATTAGAACTGTTAAACCCTGAACCTATATTAGCTTCATAAACGTAATCATTGTTAGAGTTTATTGTGCTTGTAGTCGTTACACTTACAAAGGTTGACTCTTGCGTTAATACTACATTTTGCACCTCTACAACTTGATCTAAATAATTAACCGTTGAATTTTCTACTGAAATCTCTATACTCATAGCACCGGGAATGTTACTCGGCGGTAAATCAATACTTATGTCGTAAACTGAAGTCCCCTCTTCGTAAGGTTCGGTATAATAATTACTACCAAAATTGCTCCATTTTTTATCCGGAGTTAAATACCAAGTACCAAAGCCGCCACCTTCAATTATTATCTTTACCATAACTACATTTGGCGGAGTTACACTAAAACTCTTTAACACACAATTAAAAGAAAGGTTTCCTGTATCTCCAAAATTTAACCCTGGCAAATAAGTTGTCGTAATTCTAGCATAACCTGGATTTGTGCTATTCTTTTGTAAGTCTAATCTCATAGCATTAAAATCCGAATTAGGATTTTGCTTTAATTGTACAAATCCGTATGAAGTAGTATTAGTCCAAAAGGTAGCGTCATTGCCATCGGCTGACTTAAACGTCCCGTTTGAAACATAGTTATCGACAAACTCCGCATCGTTCTTGCTTATAATCTTATTATAGCCTTTTCTTAATAGCTTAAACTGTGAATTATCAGTAAAAAATAAATTGCTTGTATTGCCCGTAAAGCCTTCTATATTTCCTAAGTCGGACATTGAGCCGCTACTAATTGCAATCGCATTCTCATAAAGAGTATAGTAATAACTATCAGCTGCGATTTGTGTTAAAGGAACAATATACCAAACTCCTTTAGCCTGGAATAACCTACAACCAAATCCACTTATAATCATTGTTAAGACCTCTAAATAAGTCTTGCCTATAAAGGATAAGTTTTGATAGTAAGATTGGTTTAATGGCTCTGCTTCGGCATCGTCAACTCTATTGTCCATAATAGACGAATAGAAACTTATGCCGCTAATTATATTTAGATCCGTAGGGAATAATATCTTACTTAAAGCACTATTCACAAAGAATAAAGCCTTTTGTCTTGTTAATACTGTTTCATTATTTGGATGCGAGAATGCAATCTTACCTAATAAACCTAAGCCATCTATTGCATTAAATGCTAATGTCTTTCTACCTGTTGAGAAACTAAACTGAACGATATCGCTAATTGTCCAACCCTCAAAGTCGTAATCGGTATCATTGTTTAATAGTTCTACGAAATATTTCCTATCGTCTAATTCAGTAAAATCCGGCATTTGTTCTAGGTTATCCGTTACGTCTATTGCTACTGCTAATTGACTAACATATATAGGCTCAAACACATCGTCACTCATTGGTATATACTGGAGTGAAATAGTTTCGGCCGGGTATTCTATTAGGCTGCCAACGTAGCCATCTTCGGATAAATATAAATAAGAAATGCTGCCACTTTTAGTAGCCATTGTAATTTTATACTTTCTATTATATGCCATTGCCTCTTCTTAGGTTAAGTGAATAATTACTTCTTTGCAAAGCTAAAACTAAATCGTTTCCTTTTAATACAAATTGTCCACTTCC